GCTAATTCAATTGGGGTTGACCCTACCGCTGAGGATGAAGCCTTACGACTTCGATCAGCATGGGAACAACACCCCGACCACACCATAACTAAAGCATTGGTAGCTGAACGTGCTATATTCTTTGTACTTCTGCCTTTTTTTAGGTTTTGTGGGGATGCTGGTCTCCGAACGGTATCAGCTGATATTTCCAGAGACGAACAAATACACGTGGCCACTAATAGCCTTGTATGTCTCGATATGGGCTTATCTTGGAGTCAATCTCTGGATAAACTTAGGAAGGCCACCATTAACTGGGTATTCCAACCCCTAGGTATAAATACTACCGATAAATATTTGGACAAAAATTTTTGGCTGGATGCGAGTGATCGATTAATGTATGAAGGAAAGGCACCACAACTTTCTGACACACAGCGAGCACGTATGCCAGCTTTCTTTGAACACTCAAATGTCAATCTCCCTCAATACGCTTAAGCTCCACAACGAAAGAGTTGATGAGCTTTTCAAAGAGGTCGAGGACCATTTTAAATGGAACCCCGTCCACCCAAAAGAACCGATTGAATCAATCATGTACCGTGCTGGTCAAGCCAGTGTGGTAGAATACATACGAAACAAATTAGAAGAGGACGAATAACATGTGTCTCGGATCACCAAAGCCGCCACCATCTCCACCAAGGATGAAGCCAGCACCACCACCAAAGACAGCTGCACCCCCTCCTGATATCCCACAGGCTGACAGGATGGATGATGAAGAAACAGAAAAGCAAAAGCTATCTACAAGGAAAAAGAAAGCCCTTGAGATTAAGAAGACAAGAGAAGGAGTCAAAACTTTAGGAGCCATTGACCCAGCTGCACAACTAAATCCTAATACAAATGTTGCTCCATCGTCTGGTATTAATACACCAACATAGGAGGTAATGTTATGTGTTTAGGAGGCGGAGGTCCAAGTTATGAATACAAGGAACCTAAGAAAAAAGTTTGGGAAAGTGAATTTACAGCCCCTCCAGATACAGTAAATAATAAATTACTAACTGCTGGTGGAGACTATTCTCAGGAAGCTACTAAAAACTTAGCTCCTAAGAGAGCAAAATTAAAACCAACCAAACAATCAGAAAAAATAGTATCATAAAATTATGTGTATAGGAAATACAACAAGTCCCGCTGCTACTAATACTACCAACGTTAGTTGGGGTGATGCATGGGAAAGACCAGAGGTAATACCACCTGGTCCCCAAGTACAGAAAGGTCCAAGTGGTGATACAGGTAAACGACAGAAAGACACTTTAAAAGCTAAACCTAAGAGTCAATCTAGTAGAACATCTGGCGGTACATACTAATGAAAGCACGTGATAGATACTCTCAACTCACTAGAGGTAGAACTCAGTTCCTTCATACCGCAGTTGAGTGTTCTAGATTAACGTTGCCTTATCTTGTTCAAGAAGATCTCAGTTCACGACCTGAACATCAAAAACTACACACACCTTGGCAGTCAGTAGGAGCCAAGTCGGTTGTCAATTTGGCAGCAAAGCTTATGTTAGCATTGCTACCTCCACAGACAAGCTTCTTCAAACTACAGATCCAAGACAATAAAATCGGTGTAGAATTTGACCCAAAAATTAGGAGTGAAATGGATCTATCCTTTGCTAAAATGGAAAGGATGGTCATGCAATATATCAGTGCCTCTAATGATAGAGTAGTAGTCCACCAAGCTCTCAAACATTTGATTGTCTCTGGTAACGCATTGATATTCATGGGTAAAGATGGTCTCAAAAACTATCCCCTTAACCGTTTCGTAGTTAATCGAGATGGTAACGGTAATGTTTGTGAGATTGTAACAAAGGAACTAATAAGTCGGAAGATACTTGGTGAAGATCTGCCAGTACCTTTACCTAATCCCCCAGGGGAAGACGGTTACAAGACAGGATCTGGTGATCAAGACGTAGAAGTATACACTTACGTCCGACTCGATGACAATGGTAGATGGGTATGGCACCAAGAGGCATTCGATAATATATTACCTGGCAGTCGTAGCACTGCTCCCAAGAATACTTCTCCCTGGCTGGTATTGAGATTCAATACAGTGGACGGAGAAGATTACGGAAGGGGTCGAGTCGAAGAATTC